ATAGGAGCGGGGGGACTTGAACCCCCACAACCAAAAGGTTAACAGATTTTAAGTCTGGTGCGTCTACCGATTCCGCCACGCTCCCTAAAAGTCAGACGTATATTCTTTAATACCGTCATCAGTCTCAAGATACAATTCTATCATATCTTCGTAAACCCAGCAATCTTCACTTTCAAGGTGTTGTACAAGTTTTGACCATAAATCAGGTTCAAACTCATCAACGAACATTCCCCAGGATCCAGTATCTACAGGATCTGGATCCCAAGTGCAGATTTTGATATCTGGGAAATTTTCCTCTAAGAAGGATACGACATTGAGTTGATCTTCTTCATTCTGACAATAAATCCTCAGATCATCCATTGTATGTCGGGGGATGAAACGTACAATATTCATTAAAGGTGATTTTCATCTCCTTATTGGTCAGACCTGCATTCTTCGCTGCTTTGGGTAAGTTCCACTTCGCTGCGAATAACATTTCCATAGATTGTCGGGTTTCGGGTCTCATACTCGTAGCATTTGATGATTTCTTCGTAAAACCCCTCAGGGTAAAAATTTGGCGGGATTTTTTTTCCGCCTTTTTTGGAATTAAAAGTCATTTTTGCTCAGAGGGGGTTTTTGTATGCCAGCACATCCTCTTCACACTTGTCACGCACCAACTCAAGCACTGCCATGAACTGATCCACGGTTTCGCAGTCAACAACACGCTCGTCACCCTCATTGGAATAGAGGAAGAACTTGCGACTCACAG